AAGCCTTTTGACACTGATCATGATACCCTTTGTGAACCTCCGCTTATTCAGGCGGAGGGCTTTCTGTCTGATTTGAAGAAAAAGATCGTTCCCCGTTACACTGAAGATATCCCTGTTTTCAATACCATGCCAATGCATAGGGAAAGTTTTGACAAGGACACTGAGAAGGTTCGCAAGACCACTCACTCATCCATTTTGTGCTCAACAGATTGTAAGTACTGCAGGCAGTACTTGGAATCTAAGGGGCCCAGTTCCTTTGCCGTTAAGGCGGCTAGGTTGTCTGGTGCCCCCAACATTGGCCAAGTGGAGCGTGAGAGGCTCGAGAACGAATTCCTCAGGAATCCTATCTCCATGCGCACAAGTGGATCCTTTGGTCCCCCCTGTGACAAAAAGCAATTCAGTAGTGGTAGTGAGGCTTATGCCCATTTCTATTGCTTGGCCTGGTCGCTTGATTGGGCGTGTGTCGAGGGTAAAGCTGAGTCAAACCAAAATTTGTTCCGAAAGACGCTAATTTGCGTCCGCATTGTCAGGGACATACTTTGGATCAGAGCTGCCTTCAAGATTGGCAGCACTCTTTACAAGGCCTGGGCAAACAATGAGCCTAGGACTGACCCACAAGGGGATTACCCCATGAGGCAAGTGCGCACGAACAGGCAGCGCCGCCACAGAGTTGTTGTTGGGCCCTCGAAAGTTGAAGTCCAGATGGGTGAGGACGCCCTTGTCAAGTCCATATGTAGGAATAACCTTTACAGGTTCGAAGTCAAGAGTAAATACACTGTTGGCTCCTACTCTCACATTACCATGATACAAAGTGGCCTTGGTCTGACCCCCCTCCATGTTATTGACAGTCTTGCTGAAATTTTCATGCAGGACCCTGATGCATACCTCGAAGTTCGGGGGTGTATTGGGGAGAAGAAGGGTGTTTTAAGCCAAAAGCGACAAAAGATTCCCCTCTCCAATTTGATGCGCCGTTGTGAAAATGACGTTGAAGCATACTGGCGTGGGGGGGTTGTCGTGGTAGGCAAGCAATTTGAAGAACCCGGTACGAAGGAATCAATTAAGCCCGACATGGCCTTGGTTTACTTCCCCGTCAGTGCTAAGTCAATCAGCAAACACCTATTCGAAGAGTCATTCTTCGAGGGCCTTGAGTCGTTCGAGCGCGATGGTCTGCTCGCGACTTTTGAGGCTGATGGTGGGGTGATCTACAAGTTTGCCCACACTGAGAAGTTCCGCAATTGGGAGGTGGCTAAGGCCACTCTCCCTACGGACGAGGATGACGTTGTTGAGGTCCATTATTTTGGAAACAGGATGTTCCGCTACCACCAGGCCACGGCTAAGGGTTGGTGCGGCTCCCCTCTCTTTATCCAGCAAAAGGGCGTCTGGCGCCTTGCTGGCATCCACGTCGCCGGCACAAAGAGGGCCGGAATGGGCTACTCTGTTCATATTGACAAACAAGATCTGGGTGACGCACTTAAGACTTATCTTAAGCAGTGCGACCTTACCGATGACCTACCGCTTTACGGTATGGTTCTGAAGGACACTCCTCTGGAGGACCACCCAGATGCCTCATCTTTCGTTGAGGCTGAATCGTTCACAAACATTTTCGGTCACTGCACTCTGGCCAAAGTCAAGCCACCAAGACTGCCTGCCAAAACAAGCATCTTGAAGAGCCCCATTTATGACTCTGTGAAGGGTCCCGAAAGGGCCCCCGCCCTCTTAAAGCCAACTGTGGTTGAGGGTGAACTCATTAGGCCAATGGCTGTGGCGCAGGATGGTTATGGTGCCGTCAACGTGAGCCCCGAACTTGAATTGGTCAGCGCTATTGCTAGAAGCACATGGCACAGCATCTCCAAGAACCCCATCTTCGAAGAGGAGCGTAACGTTCCGAACGACTATAAGATTGTGGTTTGTCCTGGGGTGCATTTCCCCGAGATGAAGGCCATAGCTCGCTCAAAGAGCGCCGGCTACCCTTTTTGCCTTTCGACCAAGAAACCAGGGAAGCAGGACTTCTTTGGTTCCGAGGCCGACTATGATTTCTCTTCGGAGGAGTGCAAGGCTCTTTTTGCGAAGGCTGATGAAGTGAAGAAAGATATCCTGGCCGGTATTCGGCCACTTTTGATCAACATGTCGTTTTTGAAGGACGAGCGTCGTCCTATTGAAAAGGTCCTCAAGGGGAAGACCCGTCTCATCTCAAGTTCGAGCGTTTTATTCACCCTTCTGCTTAGACAGTACACAATGGGGTTCATGAACTACATGAAACGCACGCGTATCCACAACGGGAACGCGGTTGGGGTAAACCCTTATTCTGATGATTGGGACGCTATCGCGGACCACCACCAGTATTACATGCACGGCCCAGAAGAAGCCCGCTCCATGGCGGGTGACCACAGCGGTTACGACAAGAACCTGCACCCAATTTGGTTTGCAGCTGTCGCCCAACTGATGGATTGGTTCTACGATGACGCTGGGACCGACAACCACAAAATTCGCAACGCACTTATCAGCGAGCTAACGCAGAGTCGCCACGTTGTGGATGGCGAGATCGTTGAGTGGGTGGGGTCCAATTCCAGTGGCAATGCTGCCACTACGGAGATCAATAGCGACTCAAACCAAATGAAGTGCAAGTACATCCTTGTGAAGCTTTACCGTAAACACGATGTTGAAGCTAGCAAGAAGACCTATGCTCAGTGCTGTTATGAGCTTTTTGAGGGTGAAGAACCAGAATTTTACTTCACCGTTTTCGGAGACGACAACATGATCTCCGTGAGCATCAAAGCCTACCACAAGCACAAGCATTGGTTCACGCCAAAGAATGTCGCTCAAGCCTTTTGGGATGAGCTTGGGCTCGTATACACTGACGAGAACAAGGGTTCGGAGCACTCGACCACGCTCCGGCACATCAAGGAAGTCACTTTCCTTAAGCGCGGTTTCGCTCGCACTTGTGTGGGCGGCGGAGACAAGCAATACATGTCGCCACTCGAATTAGACACTATTCGCGACTCCGTCCGCTGGATGCGCATCAACAATGAGGGTGCAAGTGAGGAAAATTGGTCCGCCAATGTCCAACTCATGCTTGAGGAGCTCTCTCAACACGATCGGCACACTTACCGCATCGTTGGTGAGGAGATTGTTCGAGCTTGCGCCCGACTTGAGAGGAGGCCCCAGAGCCTCCCTTGTTCATTGCCGCCTTACGAGGCGATGCAGTTGCGTGTGAGAATGCGCAACCTTGAATTCTGAGCCCCCTCCAGGAAGGGGGCTCCGACCGAAATGTCGTTTAAACTAGGTGTGTGACCTGAGAGATTTAGGAATAATCACACCACAACCCGGTTGGCTAGGCCCCATCAGTTATTTTCCTTCCGGTATGGAGCACACCAAGCAGTACGTCTCTCCAGTCCTTTGGGACAAAGTAGACACCGGGCCCCCGCCGTATGGGGGAGGTGCGCGTTTTGGCTAGGAACGCGCGTTGCCTAACACTGGCCGCTGCCCAAGTTCAAGATACAACTGTGACTCAGCCAACTGCTGAAGCTCATCTTACTGCACCCTCAAAGGCGCAATCTCGCGAGTCGGACGACATTACCGTTCCGATACGTAAATCGTTGAATGTGAACAATGTGGACTCAATCAAGGAGTACCTTGCTAAACCCCGTTTGGTCGACTCTGTCGCCTGGGGTGCACAAGGCCAGGGTGCTCCTCTGTTCACGGACCGGGATTCTTTTTATTCGGTGACACTTTATCCGAAGTTTCTCGGCAAATTGCGTGGTTACACTGGAATTCGATACACTACGAATATCCGTGTGGTCCTTAATGCCACGCCTTTCCAACAGGGCAAATTGCGCTTAGCGTACTACCCCAATGGCGGTTTGCAGAAGTCTAAGTGGAGGGCCCATACGAGTACGTTGACCTCCCTCTCCCAGCTTCCTGGCTTGGAGATGACTACTGCAGATTCGTCCATGGAGGTTTCAATTCCATTTACCTCCTTCCAACCTTATTATGACATGGTTGGTGACACACGGGATCCTGTCCTTTACAATGTTTTCTGCTTTTCCCCGCTAATTAGTGGGGCGGCCGCGACAAACACCGCGCCTGTGAGCGTTTGGGTGTGGTTCACCGATGTGGAGCTTTTCGGAGCTTCCACTTTGGAGCCACAGTCTCGGATGGCTCGCCGCAAAACAATTGTTCGCGGCGCGGCCGAGCAAGAGGAGAAGCCTTTATCTGCTTGGCTCAGTGCCACGTCGAAATTGGCTTCGTCAATGTCCAGTGTGCCGCTTATTTCCTCTATAGCGGCGCCAACTGCGGTCTGGTCCAAGTACGCAGCTGGGGTTGCGAATGCCTTTGGTTATTCGCGCCCCATGAACGGTGAGCCTGTGAGACCAATGGCCCCTCATTACCACGCTTCAATTACCAATGCTGATGGTTTGAATGTGGGCTCCACATTGGCTCTCAACCGTGATGCTTCCAGTCGCATTATCTCCGACTACTCTCCTTCTGGTATGGATGAGATGTCTATCAATTTCATCAAGAAACAATGGGCCTACGTTCGGGAATTTACATTTCCGACTACCGAGGGAACTGGCACGCAGATTGCTGAGGGCAACCTCAGTTGCTTATTGGGGGCTTCAACCTCGCCTACTTACGGCTTGTCTGTTGCCCCCATCGAGTTCCTCTCGCAACTTTTCCGCATGTATCGTGGAGGAGTTGAGCTCAAGTTCTCTTTCATCAAGACTGGCTTCCATGCTGGCTCCTTGTCGTTTTCTTACGCTGCTGGCCAAACAACTCCATTTATTTCGTTGCAGGACACTTCGGTGTTGCACAAGACGATTGTGGACATTCAGCAGGGCGATGAGGTCTGCCTATCCTTCCCCTTCATTTCCAGTAGGGAGTGGTTGGAGAAGCAAACGCCTTATGGTCGTTGGTACTGCCATGTTGTCAATCAGCTGACTCGCCCAGAAACGGTGGCACCATTTGTCACCGTTCAGGTTTATGCTCGTGGCATGGACGATCTTGAATTTACGTCCTACAATATACAAGAGCCTCGCTTGGTCAAGTTACCAGTGCCTCTTGAGCCTGAGGGCCTGCAGATGGAGGGCATCGAGACAGAAGAAACTGGAGAAATTATTTGTGAGCCAGTCGGTGGTTCCCTGGTGGAACCACCCATGACTGGCTTACAGATGATGGATTGTGTATCCGAGTCGTGCACATCTCTTCTGCAATTTCTGAAAGCTGGGACGCTGTGTAAGTTCCCCTTTGTTGGTGGGACTTCTCGTCGCGTTTGGGCTTTCAATCCCGCGGCTTGGGGGATTCGCGGTCAGGATGGCGCTACCGTCATCCAACCCCCCTACGTCGCCGGTCCGCTAAATTTCATACGTGGTTGTTACGCCTTTCAGCGTGGTGGCTACGAGTTGAACGTTGCGGCTGGTGACGGTTCAATTGCCTTCACAAGGACCCCACCAGATGTCTCTGTCATGTCAGATTACTTCTTCGGTGCTATGGCTCCCTTCCAGGTCGACCCGCCCAGCCATTGGGCAGGTACTGACCGGGTAGGGGTCGATGACCATTTTCAGGTCACTGGTCCTAGGGCTACCAATTCAAGGCAGCATGGTTTGTCAGCCACGCTTCCTTACAGGTCACAATACAGGGTGAATCCCATTCTCCCGGTCACTGCCGACATCTTGTGCGGTGATTACGAGTATCGGGCTCGTTTTGTTGTGTCTTGTGAAAACAATGACACGGTGTATCTCCGCCCAGCGGAGGACTTCCAACTTCTTTATTGGGTTGGGGTCCCACCAACACTCGCTCCTTAATTGGGGCTCTTTTTCTTTTTTAGAAAGGGGTTTTTCCCGGACATTCCTATCCGGTTTTCCCTCTCACTGAGATCATACATCTACGATTGTAGTTAGCCAGGTCTCGGTTAGGGGCCTGAGCTGACTGCTCTATTCGCAGATGGATCGCTTCGTTTATGAAACCGAAGTAAAGCGCCGTCTGGTGCCTACTGTCGCACGCTATTTGTGCGCAGGAGGCGG